TTCAAAATTACTACAAAATATACCATCGTCGCCCAAATTCTCACGCAACCCCCAGGTATCGTTGCAAATCACGGGAATTCCGCTACAAGCCGCTTCACTTGCCGTGCGTCCCCAAGATTCATATAGTGATGGCATCAAAAGTAATCTTGTGACCTTGTACACTTCACAAATGTCGCTTTGAATGTCCCATATTGTCACGTTAGACGCTATTGGTGGCGATTGAATGCCATACCCGCCCAATACTGCCAAAAACTTTTTATCGGGCAATGCTGCGGCTATTTTTGCGAACATCTCAACACCCTTTCCGCGATTGCAATTGATAAGCGTGATATATTCCGCGTTCGTATTGTCAACCTGGTAATCTTGTGGGTCAACGGGTGGCGTTATTGTAATGCCATCATTTGCGTAGTTACTTTCGCGCTCAACGTACGGATTGTTGTAAACAATTGAAACGTGTGGGTTTCTATTTAACGTCGTTTCATAAAACGTGTTGTGCATATAAAAAATAATCGGACGCAACGTTGAAACATCTTCAATAGTTACTTGCGTAAAATCTAGCGCGGTTGTTATTACGTCCGCCCATTCATACCAAACGTTGTCACGCGCTACAACTTGCACGCCGTCTATCTCGTATGGCATTTGCATTCGTCCGCGCATTACTACAACTTCGTGACCGCGACTAATTAAAAACTTGTGTATGGTGTGTGCATTGACACTATCGCCCGCGCGATAATCGGGTAGATAGTATTTCGCAGAATATAGTATTCGCATATACAAATATAAACAAAAAAACCCTCGCATTTCTGCAAGGGTTCTTACTATAAACTAAACCACACCAAGATTAAGCAAGTGTTCCGTAAGCGGCAGAAGCACCCAACATTAAGTTGATTTCTTCTTGACACTCAATTCTTGCAGTAACTAAGTTCTGAACAAAGTTTGTTCCGTTCTCGTAACTTAATTCAATTGCAAGACCTTTAACTTGTACACGCTCTAAATAGTCGGTATCAATTAACAATACTTTGTTATTGGTAACCCAAGATGCTGGAAGAATAGGCACTCCAAAGATAGTCACGCCTGTTCCGCTTGCATTCAAAGTTAAGCCACCCGCACCTGAGTAATAACCATTAGTGTAAGTAGATTTAAGCAAAGAAGCCATCATAGCGTTTGAAACTAAACCATAAGAAACGGTGTAGTTCAAATCCATTTGTTGAGCAATCATATCAATGATTTTCTTAACGTTGTCAGTTTCTGCGCTTGTTGTAACAGTAGCGGCAGCACTAACAGTTGTGAAGAAACTTGCATTCTCTTTCTTAAAGAAATCTCTCATCAAGATTCTTGGTAAAGTTGATTGCAACCAAGGTAATGAAGTAGCCATTTGCTTTGTGAAAGTTGAGAAACCTGCAAGGTAGTTTTGAACAACTTTAACCTCAGTAAAAGAATAAGTGTTCTCTGCTTTAGTAGAACCTTCGCTTTGTACTGCGATGTTGTTTGATGCGTTTTGCTCTTTGTAAAATACATAAAGACCAGTTTCAGTGTTAACCGTTGGGGTTAAATCACGAAAGTTGATTTTTTGTGCTGGCAAAATTGCTTGACGAATTGAATAGGTTGCTTGTGGGTCACCTACTAAATTGTTCAATCCCATTGCTTTTACGTTAGGAAGTTCAATACGGAACTTTCTATCTGAACGTAATTTTTGAGTTAATTCGTTGTCGATTCCTTCTTTGAAATCAATTCCGCTCAATGCTTCTGCGATTCCTTCTGATAAAGTTTGCTCTTTTTTCTCACCGATAACGTTTGACTTGGTAGCCAAAGAATCGAATTGAGATTGCATTTCTTTTTGGAAAGCACGAATTTCGTCTGCGCTTTTTGCTTCTGCGCTTGCTGCAAATGCAGCCATTTTAGCGTCGATTTGGGCAGTTAATGCGCCATAATCCTTCGATTGCTTTTCGCTCTCGGTCTTAATTTTTTCTACCATTTCGGTCATTTTACCTACTTCGGCTAAGATTTGATTGTCCATTTTAAATAAATTTAGAAAGTTTTAAATTTGATTGTCTTAAGGCTTCTAGTATTTCATTTCTCGGCTCTACTGACTTCTTGCGGTCGGGTGAAGTGAGCAATTCATCTATTGCACTTTGTATTTGTTTTATTTCGATTTCCAATAAGGAAAAAGTTTTATCGGTAAAAGTTCCCTTCTTTGCTATGCTTGAAAGTTTCTCAAATCGTTGTGTTAACGTGTCTGCCATTTCATTTGTAAAATAATCTTTCGTAATTGCAAGTGTTGGTGTCAATGGATTTGCACCCCATAGCACCGCACTACCTTCATACAATCTTACTTCTTTAATTTGCCTTATGGTTTGTTCTTGGTCTTGCCAATCGCTTTTGATTGTAGCAAATCCAATTGAGTGTTGGTTAATCAATCCCGCCGTGTACATTTTTAAAACGTCTTCACCCACTTCGGTGTCGAGTATTTCAGTAACGGCCACCAACATATCGCCTTCTTCGTATAATTCGCTCGGTTTACCTATCACGCTGCCCATTGTTGCTTTATGGTCAATCAAAGACCATATTTGATTCTTGCCCATTGGGCCGCACTCGGCGATAGTCTTTGTAAATGCACCTGGCATTATTATGTCCGAATCCAAATCAACATTCCCCATTCTTGACCATACGGCCTTAACCTTGCGGCACGCGGTGTCAACGTCCACCACATCGCCAACCATATCTTTGTATTCGTACTTTTTCATCTGCGTTGTTTTTACAAAATTAGTTATTTTTTCATTTATGCAAATATATTTCTATTTACTTGCGCTGCTAGGTATAATTGACGAAACTCGCTTGCGTTTTGTGGTCGATATTCTTCAACAGGAACGGGCCGCCCTTGTCCATCTCTAATCGGCACAAACGCAACAACACATCGACAATTACAAACGTTTCCCGCGCTTCCATTTGGGTCACCTGGGTATTGCATTGCGTCGAGTGCGCTCGTTGACGGCACAACAAAAGGTTGGTCAAATCCAACCGCAACGCCATTCATATGTAAATGGTCGAACTGGTCACGCGGAATCCTTCTTGTGCGTTTGTCCTGTGCTGAAATCCATTGTTTCATAACTGCGACGCTAGAACCCGCCGCCGCTATCATTGCACCAACGTTTGATGCGCGCATTGATTCCGTACGCACGATTAATTCTGCGCGTTGACGCGTGATGTCGCTATCTTTTAACGCTGCCACCATTTTATTAATTCCCCATCCTTCTTCTTGCCCTTGTAATAAAATGCGTTTAATTTGATTAAATGTTGTGTTAGTAATTGGTTGCACAATGTCAGACATTAAAAATAATTCATAATACTTGCGAATTATCCATTGCCACAACGATTCTTCTTCTTTGTTATCGTCTTTTTTTACTTGTCTTTTAATGTCTTTTTGTGTCACGTTTGCCATTGTAATACCCCCACTTTGGTACAAGTTCATTAATGTATCATACAATGGCTGCGTTGGCAAATCGGTAGGTATTGCGTTTTGATTCTTCTTGTATTCTACAATAAAAGCATCGATTTGTTCTTGTAGGCACGCGTAAATTAGCGGCCTATAAGCGTTTTGTAGTTTTAGTACAATGTTCTTATATGTCGAGTAGTAACTCACTATTTCGCGGGTGGTGTTGGTTTAGAATATGGATTCAATCCCGATGGCAAGTTGATAGGCGGATTCTCAATGTTGTCAAGCGTTGTAATTGATGACGGAACTAAAATCGTTCTGCGTGTTTGCTCGTCCATCCAATCGGGAACTTTCTCGCCAAGTATTTCGTATCTGCGCTCAAGTGTTAAACAAGATTTTTCAAGCCAGGTAACGGTATCAAGTTTGCCTTCTTGTAATTCGGTGTAAACACTTGTGTCAAAATCTATGACGCGCCCTTTAGCGTTCCAATCCTTTTGAAACTTACGATTGAATTGGTCGCGAATAGATGCAAGCGCGGGAATCGCACAACGAACCGTTAACGCTTTCTCACCTTCTTTTGTATTGCTAAATGTCTTATTATCGGGGTCGTTTAATAATTGCGACGGCACTTGATAAACATTGCAAAGTGCGCGTAAATCCATATTCTCTGCGTTCAATAAATCTAAATCGACAGGCGACAAACCAAGTGGTGTGAATCCCATTTTATAACCACTCGTTGCAACCTGGTTAAATTGGTCACTACCTTGAAACTGCGCTAACTTCTTACGCACGGCCATTGCTTCTTGCACGGCAACGTTTCCGTCGTAGCGTTGGTCATCCACAAACAACACACCTTTAGGGCCTCCGTTCTTATATGCTGCAACGCTTGCGTTCTTTCCTTCGTTGCTTCGTGTTAATACTTTTGCGGCTGCTTGTAGCGGTGATAAGCCGTACAATTGCAAGCCTATTATTGACCACTCGGGGTTAAAATATTTATCGTGCAAGATTTCCTCTTTATCAAACATTTGAATGTATTGCATATAGAGTTGGTATCCTGTTATGTTAATCGGGAACTCGTTTAAATTCGCAATTATCGACATATACTGCGACGGCATTATGTGTAATGAGTTAGGCATACCCATATTTTTACCCGCTAATATCTTCTTGCCGTAAACGTAACTATTACCCGTAATAAGTTTAAAGCCGACCATTTGTTCTATTAAATCGCCCCAAGTGTCTTCTTCGTTAGGGTGCAATAGTAAATCGGTTACTTTCGTAGGTGTTTTAACTAATCGCAATGCCGCTTCTTTTATCTCTGCGACCTTGTCCCAATCTTCAATCAAATCGGGGCGCGCTAACATCCCTTTGTATTGTTTATATTTTTGTTCGTCAATTACTTCGTACTCTGCCCAAGGTGCTTGCTTACATTTTTCTTCAATCAAACGAATGATTGAATAAACGATGTCGTTTGCGCAATATCCATTTTTAACTTGGTTAACGCCGTTTTGACCTTGCCAGGTTACTACATCGCCATACATTGGTGGCACATTGTTTCCGCCAAGATAGCCGTTGCGCATTGTTGATGGTAGCATCTGCGCCGTTCCAACTAATTTATCAATGCGTTTTTCAGTTAGATTTATCAAAAACTTATCAAATATGTTCATTGTGAAGGATTATAAAGTAAAATTACTACAATTTTCGTATTAATAGTCATCTTGTGGTGTAGGCACGAATCTTGGCATCATTTCAAACGCTTCGCGCATCATTAACGCGTCACTAAAATCGGGTGAGCGACCTATCAATTCCTTAACGTGGTCTTTGCTTATAATACCCTTTTTTAAGTCAGAATCAAGACGTTTTTGCTTAACTTGCTCTAGTTCTTGAATTACCCATTCACGCACACGGTCATCGTCGTAAGTTATGTAAATGCCGTTATTATTTACGCGCTCTGCTAACTTGTAATAACATTGCGACTTCTGATTGTCAAAGTTTTCGGGTTTAATATTTCCCTTTTGGTCTTTTTGCGGATTCGATGGTGATGGCAACGCGCGCGCATTGTTCACGAATCCTTTGCACCCGTAGAAATCTACAACACCGCCGCCCAATCCATCCTCATCAATTAGAATGTCAGATTTACCGCACCCAAGACGTGAGCGCGCTGCTTCTAGCATCTGCGTCGTTGTTGCCAAATCTTGCTTTTGATAGAATCGTATATGTCCGCGAAATCCGTTCCATTCAACAATTACAATTTTGTCACCACCTAATCGCGCCATATCCGCCGTAATACATTTGCGCCCTTCGATAACGTGATTGTTGCTAAATGTATCAATGATTTTGTTATAATCAATTAACGCGCTCGCGTCGGTGTCGACTTCCCAGTTTCCTTGTAACAATCTTTCACGCTCGTTCGGTGTTAAGTTTCTTTCTAGGTTGTCAAGATAACCATCGCTTAACATTTTATTATCCTGTGGCAACGCTTGTACAAATTTGCGCCATTCGGGCAATGTGTTCGATTTATTTGGAATATAATAATCGCGGTATAAATAGTTTTTTGACGGGTTGCACGTTTGCAACAATTTAGCCGTTAGTTTGTATTCATTGTTTTTCCAACGTCCAAGCGATGCCGATAGGTTGTTTTTTGCTGCTTCTTCAAACTCGCCCGCTTCTTCTATCCACCCGCGTGTCATTTGCATTGAACCAAAACGATAATACTCGGGGTCACTAGGTAAGTATTTAGCATCTAACAAATACACTCGGCTTCCGTTGTGTAATTCGTAATAATTATCTTGCCCGTTGTATTTCCATTGGTCTGCGCGTATGTTCCAGTGCGCAAATACTTCGTGAATTGAAGGAATTGTGAACTTCCTAATATTAGTTAACGACTTACGCGCAATGAAATAGTTTGTGCCTGGGTATAAGAACGCATCGCCAAAGATTAATGACACACCAAGATAAGATTTGCCGCTTCCTTTACTGCCACCATACGCGATGTCGGTAGTTGTTGAATCAACCCACAACTTGCAAACTTCTTTTTGCTTTAAATTTCCGTGCGTATTAAATTCTATTATCATACGCCCCAATTTAGAAACGTAGGTTTAATCGGTGTGTGATGTGGGTAAGCAAGTGTGCCGTAATCTTGAATAGGTATGTTGTGCAAACGCATTAACGCGCTCAAGTATGCTTGGTCGTGCCTGCTACCTTTGTAATTCAAGTTTCTTGATGTGTCGTGATAGAATGAACCATTGATGCTGCCTTGCAACCATTTATCAAATACTTCAACGCATTTCTTGTTCGTAAAATCAAACATAATGCAACAAGCCATTATTTGCTTCCATCCGATGACATCGGGAACGCCTAACTTATCAAGCGCAAAGTCGCTAATCCAATCTTCTAGCGAATGTCCTTCGTTGTTCCACGCTAAGATGCCGTGTTCTTTGACTTGCGCCCATAACGGTTCAACGGGTAGCATCACGCGAATAGTAGAATCGCACCAAAGAATGCGTGTATATCCTTTCTCTCGCGCTTCTTGTATCGCGAATGGCTTGAATTGGTATGGCATATCTGCGTGCTGCCACGATTTGCCGTGTTTATCAGTCACAGGCCAAGAACCTAGTTCGATGTTTACGCCGTAATAGTTTGCGCAATATCCATCAACGCTGCGCATTAAATAGTCGCCTTGCCAATTTCCCAAAGACGAATCAATTAATGCTAATTGTGCTTTATTGTAGTTTTCGCGACCTTGCGATGCAACACTGACTAAACAACTAGAGCGCATATACTAAATTTTCAAGTGAGCGATATATTTCTTTGAATCTTTCGGGAACTAATGCGCGAATCTCGGCTTCGATGTGCCTGTCGTTGTTGTATTCAATGCAAAGACACTTAACGCCGTCCAGGTCTATTTGTTTCAAGATGTCAATATCCATTCCCTCGGCGTCTATGCTAATGAAATCATATTGCTCTTGTGTGAATTTATCGTATGTCATTACTTTAACGCGCACTGGCTTGAACTCCGTGCCTTTCCAACGCGCCATTTCGGTTTCTTTGATAGTTGACAACAAAGACGTGTCGCCCTTGTTTAAATGCGTTCCCATATCAAATAGTTGTGTAAATCCGTTCTTCTTTCCGATTGCTACTTTGTGCGTTGTTACGTTGTCGTTCTTCTTGTACAACATTTCAAGCATTTTGTACGCGGTCGGTGATGGTTCTACTAAATCGGCTTTCCATCCTAATTCTATCAATGCGCGTGAATTACTTAACGTGATGCCGTCATTCTCGCCGATGCTCAACAACTTACCAATGTAACCTTGAAAATAATTTTGTATCGCGATGTCTTCTTGATTTTGTGAATAATGTTTCATTTACTTGTGGTTTACAAATTTATATGTGTATAGTTCTTTATCAATCAAAGTTTCTGTCTTTATCAATCCACGCTTGTGTAATTGCGTCGCAAAGTTGTAGTCTTCTTCGCGATATTTATTCTCAAATGGTACTTGTAGCGCGATGCTGCGTTTAATTGGTACGATGTGATTAGGGTAGCGCAAGTAAATTTCTTGCCCGTTTCTTATTTCTGATTTGTATGGCAAGTCTTTTGATATGTACCATTTCTTTGGGTTTGTTCCGTCGGTCGTCATAATACCATTGAACACAATCGCGTCCGTGTCTTGCTTCGCTGCTTCTAATATGCTGCTAACATAATCGCTCGCTACTTCGTCGTCGTCATCAACGTGAACGACGTATGTTCCGCGCGCGATGTTAACCAGTGCGTTTCTTTTGTTGCCTGTGCTGATTTCACCGCCGTCAACGTGCGTGAGTATTTCTACTTCTTCGCTTCCGTTGATTTGTCGTCGTAGTTCGTCGACAAGACCGCGCATCATTCCCGACCGCTTGTGTAATGAGCAAATTAAGATTGAAAGTGTCATATTGTGGTGTGTTTAGTGTCTATTTAGGGAATCCCATCGCCTTGCGTCTATCGTATGTTATCTTGTCTTCGTGATAATGACCTTCACTCTCACGCAACAAATCATCTGCGACGGCTTTGCCCCACGCTGGGTGTTGATGTTCAAAAATCTTCTCATTCACAAACTTGTATTCGTTGCGCATCTTTGCCACTTCGGTAGCCTCATTGTCCGACCACAATGATTTGTAGTCGGGATGATAAATGTAATTATCGATTTCATAGTATCTACGGCTCATTATAGACAACGTTGACAAGTCTTGAGTATATCCGTCGGGAAAATGTATAAAGCCTCTAGAATCGTCTTTAAATGCGTCTACGATGCGTTTATCAAACGCGGGAATAAGAAACTTCATATCGTCCGACATATTAACCAAGATATCCCACTCGCCCGAATCGTCCATATCGCGATTGATTGCTTCTATCTTGCTCACTTTGTTCCCGTATCGAATAGTTATTTCGTCGCGCTCGCCTATCCACTTTAACATATCGTAATTATACATTGTCGTGTCGTCAACGTCTGCGCTTACTAATATCTTGAATGGTTGACTTGCAAAGTCTTCAATGTTGCAGATAGCACGTTTGAATTTCTCGGGTCTTGAACGGGTGGCAAATTTGTATAGTATCATATAATTTTCATTCCTGTTATTTGCATTGTCAATGGTGCTTCGGGGTCGCCTGTTATTTGTAGCGGTAACAATTTGCTACTTAACTTATAAAACTCCGTTGCGTTTTCTTTGCCCCACGCAAACAAATTTGCTTTCGGGTCTTCTTGCATCTCGGCAAATGCAATCTCAAATACTTTGCGCACGCTCATAAGTTCCGTGTTTGGTTTACCCTTTACGCGTCCGCCTGTTTTGGGTGTTCCTTTTTTTCTTCCAGCCATTTCTATCGATTTCTATTTTGAAAACAAAGATAGCGTTAAATTATTACAAAAAAATAGCGCAAGCGCCTCTCTTTTTTTTCTTTTATTTTATTTACTTTTATTTAATGCTATAACGTAGTTGTAACAAGGTTACTAACCTGGTTATAACCTAGTTACTAATATGTTCATATTGACGCGTGTATGTATTATAAAAATATTCTACGCATCCAATTTTACCTAACCAAGAGTATCTTACTTTTTGTATGTGAATTTGCACGTTTCCTGTTTCAAAATCTCTATAAACCGTCAACCCGTTATCGGTCTTATTATTAAAATGCGCACTACCCGAAATTGAATACATTGTTGGCACTTCATACTTTTTTTGCCCTAATGGCTTTTGTAATTTTGCTGGGTGCGCGACGATAATTATATGAATGCCCAATTTTATGGCTGCTTGTTTTATTTTAGTAAGCGAATCAGAAATGTATAACGTTTCAGGCATCCCAACAGGTATTTTATGTTCAATGTAATTCCAAGGGTCTATCAATAAGCCGTTAATGCCCTTTCTTGCGACTAATTCGCTTGTTTTAGCAAGGATACCTTCTAATGTGATGTCTGTGTTGCCTGTGTTTATAAAAGCGAAATTTGAGCCTATAAACGTTAAAAGCATTTCAATATCGCCTGAACTTACTCTATTTGTAGGGTCTTTACGAAAGTCAAACGCTTTGCCGCTCAATTTCTCTACTAATTTAGTTGCGTGTAGTGCTGCGGGTGTGTTCTCAAAAGAACATACGGCCCATTTCCAACCCGATTTAACGGCCGTGTGTGCTATCATATTATCGACCCATTCTGATTTGCCGTGACCTGGTACGCCCGTTACGGTCGTGAATTGACCTGGCATTAATTGTAAGTATTCGTCAAAACCTTCGATTCCTATTTTTGTTCCTTGTGGGTATCCATTTTCGTAATAGTTTAACACGTCATTTGCTAAATCGTCGTGATTTACTATGCCATCGATTGGAAGTTCACGCGCACATTCGATTAAACTTGCAAGCGTTTCTTTGCCGTGTAATTTCAATACGTCATTTGCATCTTTGCAATCTTGTGGGTATTGTATTTCAAAGCATCTATCTTTACCAAGTCTGCGCGATAGTTCTTCTTTTAATGCTTTGCCTACATTATCGTTGTCAGTAGCAATGATTATTTTGCGCATATTTACAAAATACTCGTAACAATTATCAAGATATTGTAAACGCATATTTCCCTTCGGTGTCGTTCCGTTCGGTACGCTTACTACATTGTAAATGCCTGCTTCGTACATACTTAACGCATCGATTTCACCTTCAACGATGACGCAAGTTTCTTCGTCTTTTAATGAATCTATATTGTAAAATATTAACTCACTTGATTTGTTTAGTCTAAAATCTTTTTGTGCGCCACGATATTTTATGTTTACAAGTTCGTCATTTCGATAATAATTAAAACATAAAACAGGTGTTTCACATTTTGCTTTAGGCATCCATTCAATAGATTGAGTTATCTTAAATCTCAATAAAGTATTGTTTGTGATTCCTCTATCTTCAAACCATTTAATTAATTTAGGTTCTATTTTCTCAAGTCTTGCTTGTGGTATTATTATTTTCTTATCGTCTTGTTCTAATTCATAATTGTAATGATTTGCAACAAATTCAACGGCTTCGTAAAATGTGCAATTATTCATTTTAATTACTAAATCAAATACGTCACCACTAAAACCGCAACCAAAACACTTTCCAAATACATCATTATTAGATGGCACTTTAAAAGAAGGTGTTTTTTCATTATGTATTGGACATTTTGCTTCGTATTCACTACCCGAACGTTTAACGCTAGTAAATAACGCTAGAATTTCGCTCATTTTAGAAAGTTGCTTTAATTCGTTTATGCTATCTTGATTAATCATAACACTACTTCGGGTTTAATTGGTTTGTCTTTTTTGTATCGTGCTATCATTCCCTTCTTGCCAGCATCAGAAAGTTTTGTTTTAATTTCTTTGTATTGTTCCATTGAGCGAATAAGACGTTCACTAAAGAAATTTAATTGGTCAACGCTAAACAATCCGTAATTGCTTATAACAGTTTCAATTTTTTCTTTGTTAATGTTTAAACTAAATGCGATGTCATCAATTGCATCAATAGGCAATCTATTTTGTGGCGCATCGCGCAACATTTCAATCAAGCACCAATAAAGACCATAACCTTCAAGACCTAATTGACGTCGTAGTTTAATAATTTTTACGTCATTTCTAGCGTTGCTATCGTGACTAAAATAATAAGATTGCTTTTCCATAATTAAATTAAAAAACCTTTCTAGGTTCAGGCGGGCAGGCCATCCCCTAAAAAGGTTCAAATGCGTTCTTAATGAATCCTGCCCGATTCGTTGCAAATATACTAATTATTCTTATCTTCCAAACATTTGACACATACACCTTCAATTAATAATGTATTGTGTATTGTACAAATCTCTGTCATAATTGTGTCGTAAAGTTTAAAAAAATCTTGTGGCGTAGATACAAATTCATAAATTCCACCGGCTCTACGTTCTTTTATTTGCTCGGCTAATTGATACGGCGATGGTCTATCTGCACCTATTTTAATCTCAATCATTACCGAGCGTCCGCGTATTGTTGCTGAAATGTCCGACGTTCCGCGTCGAGTTGTTGATGGAATATATTTCTTGATTGTTACAATATCATTGCCGTGTTTTTCTTTGCCTTCCACAAGTCGACCCATTACGTTAACGCGTGTTGCTCGATGTTCGTGCCAAAGTAAAAAGTTGCAAATGAACGTTGTAAGTCCATTTGCAGTTTTTATTTTAGGCATCTTTGGTGAACTATACAACCCGTCTGCGTACGCTTGCGGATAAGCGTGTTTAAAATTGTGTTCGTGAGCGCGTTGGTATCGTTCTTGATGATTCATTAAATAGTTGAAGTTTCTTTGTGTTCAAATAAAATTTCTTTTGTATCTCTTTTAACTTTGTAAACGTAAGCAATGTTAGTTTTTAATAAAATTGAAATTTCTTTTGCGCTTTTTTCTTCGTTAAGCATTTTTTCAATTTGCAATTTTTTGATTGATTTTTCTACTTTCATTTTGATGTGTTTTTAAAATAAATTAATTTGATTTTGTCCAACATCTTTGTATGCTGCACAATTAAATGTAACGATATTAGTTGAATCTTTGGTTATTTCTCCAATATATTTATAACTTTTGGTTATTGATTCTTTTCTTAATTTCATTCCATTATCTTTTCCGTCTAAAATTAATTTATCGTTAGTCTTCTTAATAGATTGAATATCATTGTTTTCCATAACAAGTTTCCAATGTTTTGTATTTCGTTCCATTCCTTTAAATAATGAAGGATTAGATGTTTTTATATACAAATTTTTATTAATTGTTTGATACAATGAACCAAAATAATTAAGAATCTTTATGCCTGCGCCAAGACCTTGATAGTCTGGAAGCACGACAAGACGTGACACTCTAAATGCGTTTTGTATTGTTCCGCTCGGCATTGGAAGTATAGCAACAAATGCCATCGGTTTATCATTAAACAACACTATAAAAGTTTTTGCGCTTTTATTTAAGTCTTGCGTTAAATAATGATGTTGTTTGAATAAACGCCAAGTTTCATATCTACATCGAAATATCTCCAATTCGATTTTCGGTCTTTCGCTTCGCCGAAGTAAGTCACATCTCTCGACGCGCCTCTTATTTGGGCTGTAAATCCAATCGGGATTCAACCATTCCATAATATCAAAATGACAACTTGCAAGAATTATTTTTTTATTCTCTCGTCTAATAAATTTTTGTAAAGCGTTGCTCATTGCTTTTGCTACATCTCTATCAACTACTGAAGTATATTCGTCAATCAATATAACATCGTTTGAACTTGCTTTAGAAACACAATAGGCAAGATTTGCGCGATATTGTTCGCCATTGCTTAATGTTGAATGAGGACGCAACCAACACGGGACACTTGCAAGACCCATCGCGCTTAATAAATGCGCAGCGTTTTCAGGCGTCAACCAATCAAAATTTGATATTAAACTTTTATCGTTATCAAAAACGGGTTGTGTAATTTGACCAAAACTTTTTAATAAAGTTGATTTTCCTGTTCCACTACCACCATAAATTACACCAATGTTCCATTTCTCATCTTCTTCTAATTTAATATTGTTTTCAATAGTAACATTGCTTTCGTCTTTATTTTGAATGTCAAACGCTTCGTATAAATATTCGGTATATTTATCGTTTTTTATCTTGTGATTTAATTCAATTTTCATATCAAAATTTTAAAACGCTCTAGTATTTAAACTAGAGCGTTGATTAATTTAAAACGGCAAATCGTTTTTGTCTTCTTGAATCAAATACGTTCCCGATTGTGGCTTACCTTCTAATTGCTTAAAATTACCAATGTAGGTTTTCTTTTCTTTTGCTTCGCGTTCTTCTTTAGATTGACGCACGTTGATGGAACCAATGTTCCCGTAGTTATCGGGTTGCTCGTTTACCCAAATGTCAATTGACAAATAAAGTTTTCCATTCTTGTCTGATTTGACAATTTTTGACTTGTCAATGTCTGACAAACAAATTGAACCTGTGTATAGCGTATTCATAATTGATAAGGCCCGCGTTGACGTAGCGGGCAGCACGTTATAAGTTTATTACTTCGTATGTATGTTTGATTTCAACGGGTTTTGTGTACATCATCCAATAAAACCCCGTTTCATATCCCGCGGTGTAAAATTTATTATCAGTAGTTTGCTCAAAAGGTCTTTTGTTTTCTTCTGCAAATTGTTTCAATACTTCGTAATCTAAGTCATTCATTACATAGTTAACGTAAGTCATATTTTCATTTTCTGCAACGATTTTGGCTGCATTTGTTCTCCAGGTGTCAAGTGTTTCTTGTAAATTCATTTTAGTTTATTTTAAAGTGACTGCCACGCTCGTGGTCGATGTCTTTGATGGTGGATAAATTTTGTATGTTTCGCCTGTGATTTCGTCGGTAAATAAAACGCCCGATGTAGGTACTACTTTTAAGAAGTCTTGTCGTTCTTTTAACGCTTTAGCGGCGCGTTCTGCTTTTAGTTGTAAGTCAAACAACATATAGTCGCAAGTTTGCGAATAATCGTACTTCGTTCCAACTTCGCGGATGCTAAATTTTGCGTTTTGATAATCAAACGCTTTGCCGTATTTCGTTGCTTCTTCAAGCAATATATCGCGATAAGTATTGTCTGCAATTAACGATTCCGCTATTTCAATCATTGCTTTTGCTTGCAAGTGTACTTCTAGCGGTTTTGCGCTACCTTCTTCAAGTCGCGCGATGATATCTGACACGAATGTTGCGCGTTGCGCCTTATCGGTCTGAAACAGGCTTAAAATCGATTGTACTGTTAGTTTATCTGACATAGTCTTTGTTTTATTTCTTCGTAGGCTTCCGTTAAGATTTTATCTTGGCCCTCGAATGGTTGTGATGGTTTAATGTTTGAAAGCGATTTGAACAAGTATATCTTCCATTGTTCGTCGTAGTGTAGAATCTGCATCGCGCCCTCAATCTCGCGATGCAGTTTGATTCTATACTCTTGCGCAACGTTATACATAGGATGCCGCTTTTGCTTTAAACGTGTCTATTAACTCGCTAGCCGCACGCATTTCTTTCGGTAGTGCTTTCCATAGCGATGTTAATTCTGCTTTGTCCGCCGCGTTGTTAATTGCTTCAATAACGTCGTCGTAATCGGGCAACACTTCCACAGGCGCGTCGATTGTGACTTGTTCCATTTCTTCGGGCGTGTACACTGGTCCGCTAAATACATCGGGCGTGTAAAACTTAACGCCATTTGAAATTGCGCGAGCAAATAGCATATTTTTCGGGAACTTATCTATGTTCTTTGTTCCCGCTTTTTTTGCGTCTTCAATAGTAAACGTGCTAATTCCTAAAGATTCTTTGCCTTGAAAAAACTCAATAGAACATATTTTTTCGCTATGTTCTACAACTCTAAAGTCATACTTGCCGCTACCCTTGATTGATGATGCGATAAGACCTGCGCCAATAGTAGGTTTTCCCTGGATGATGTGAATGCCGCTCATTGCAGCAAACGGCGGAATGCCAATCTCTTGGCCTGCTTGAATCTTAACTATCGCCTGTGCGGCTGATTTGATGTCCGTAAACATTCCGCTCTCTGCGAATGCTTTGCCGATTGACATAATGTCGGCGGTGTTGATTTTTTGAATTTCCATTGTTGGTTTAGTTTATGGTAAGAAAAAAAGATAAATCAAAATAAATAAGATTAACGCGTACTTGATTGTGTCGGGGTTAATCGTTGGCCTGTCCTGGTCGTGTCCATAATACATCTTGAAACATTTTTGTGAGTTGATTAGTGTAAGTCAAGTACAAACGATTGCGAACGCGTGATGTGCGAGCGATTAAATCGTTATAGTGTTTGTGTTTAGCCATATAAACTAAACGACTATCACACTTTGTAATCATACGCATAATAGCGTCTAAACGTGCGTGTTGCTTTCTCATTATTCGCCCATTTTATAGAGTGAAAGAATTGCCCAATCTTCTGACAAGCGGCGCGCCGTTTCAGAATCTTCAAAGCCGTTTTCTAGTTCAATGTTTTCTTGCTCGGTAGTGAGCGGGTCGTTGGGATAATTTTCCCGAAGCCAGTGGATGTATGCCATTTTAAATGATATTAGAGTTAAAAGATTTAGTTCCATTTACAAAATATTTGTAAGGCAAAGACAAATGCACTTCGTCCATTAACCTATTAATATTAGAAACTGAATGGTCTGAAAATCTTACTTTTTTATCATTTATTTCGTAATAAATAGAGATACCAAATGAAGTAAGTGAAAAAGAGGAAAAAATAAATTGAATATTTTTAGCAGTTAATTGCTTTTCAATTTCTAATTTGTTTTCTTCAAATTGTTGATTTTGTGTCATTTTTTTAAGTTTTAAAGCGCAGCGTGAATCGCTTTGCGTTGTAAATATACAATAAATTATTATAACAAAATTATTTTTAAAAGAAATCTATCGAATCAACGTCGAAATAACCTTCTTTTACCTTTGTCCTGTCTTTACGATACACGTTAAATCTTACGGCCTTGTAGCCTTTTTGTAGCATATACGCGTGAACAGGCGTTAAAGTCAAACATAAAGCGCGTGCCATCACCGTGACGGCTTCTTTGTCGTGGTTGTCGTCTACATACTTTTTTTGTGCTTCGGTCATTTAAATCGTTTTAAATCGTCAATTAATTTGTTTACACCCTCTTTTATTTGCCTGTTGTCATCGTCGCTAAACTCAATAGTCTTGCGCCCGTCCCATTCGTTCATTTTGTGGTAGAACTGGGTAACACCTGGCGCGTACTTGGGAAAGAATCGCGCGGCTTTTAATAGTTTAAATAGTTGAAATTTATTCATTTTTGTTTAGTATTACTACGTTTTTTAAGTAATTATATAAGATTTATGCTTGAATTAGTGTGTTATCTTGTATAAATACTTAATTGTTATTTTTAACAATTTTATAAAATAAGGGACAATTTGTCCCCTAGTTGATTTTTGCACGCTAACATAATTTATGTTATTGTGCATTAATATTCTTCTTCAATGTCTTCGCCGTATAAATTTGTTACAAATACAATGATTGCAACCATATAGGCGATAAATAATAATGTTTTCATTTGTCTTGTTGTGCGCCCTTGTACGCGAGATAAAGCAATAAAATATAGATGCCAAGCAATGTGTAGATCATTAGTCCTCAAGTTTAATGTGTAGGGCAAAATCGCCAAATAATTTTTTTACTTCTTTTGTCATTGCGTCCATAATGATGCGACGTTGATATTTGTTACTGAAATATTTTAGTTTCTGAAATTTGCCGTCTTTGTAAAGTTCGACAAATCCTTTTGCTTCCTTCCCAGGTCGTCCGTGATTAATCATCGTACAAACATTAAAGCAAGTGCGATAATAACGATAACTGCGACAACGATGTTGTCTTTGGTTGTGTAGGTGTGTTGTGGTTCTTGTTGCATAATAAATGCGCGTTGCAGCCGCGCCCCTGTGATTTTAATTAATATTACCAATTAGAAACTTCTTTTTCAATTTTATTTAGGTAGTCTCTGCTTACTAATATATTAGTGTTTTTATTATATTGAATCAAAGTTTTAACTATATCTAATTGAAGATTTGCCCTTAAAGGATTATTAATAGAAAATTGATGGCTTGCAAAATCAATCATATTAATAATTTGTCTTGTTAAATCAATGCAATCAATAGAATCTGTATTATATTTTTCGTGTTCCCAAATTAAACCAACTTCATAAAAACTTTTATAAGTTTTATCTTGATTAACCATTACATATCCTTCCATATCCGTTTGGTAGCCCCCTCCTGTTGAGTCTTTTGCGTATGCTTTGCCATTAATAAGCCTAATGATAGGATTCTTTTTAAATCCTTTACCATATCCACTTTGGTAGTAACCTTTTCCAATTTTGTTTGATGCAGTGTTCATTTTTTTTGTTTTTAATGCTCGGCGTGAATCGCTTTGCTTTTCAAATCTACGACAATAAATTGTAACAAAACAAATTTATTTTAATTTATTTTTGCAACATAATTGCAAATAATATGGAAATCGAGCAAA